GCATCTCTCTTTGGTTTTTTCTTTGCTGCCATTAGATGCTCCGCTTGTGTTGTGAGTTTGGAGTTATTATATAAAAAAGATTGAAGAAAGGAACAAATTTATGGAAGATCCCATCCATACTCTTAAAAATGACCTTGATACAGGTGATTTTGACCCTCATGTTTTTCGCAAATCTTTGCATGATCGCATTTGGGAACTGGTAAATTCTATCAAATCTACTCCAGATGAAGAAGGCTTGACACAAGAGCAAGAGAAAAGTCTTTACGCCATCGACACGTTTGTCTGTGGCAACTTGCGTATAGACACGAAAGAACATCCCAGCCCAGACTACTGATAAGTTTGTCGAAGATAATTTTGAATAATATCTTCAACTTCTGGATTTACAGGTTGGGTAGCTTGGCGCAGCTCCATTGATCTGATGTTAGATGCTTCGGGTGGTAGAACACCGCCAATTTTTCTGCTTTCCATAAACTCAGGAAAGAATAATGAGACAGGAACATCTCTAAACTGCCCTGTTTCGTCTGCCATACGATAAACAGGATCACCTTCAACGCCTTTTAATCCTGCTGGATACGTCTTGTGACGTGATGTTTCATCAAATGGGGCATTGTAGTCAATTTTAGTAATCATGCGTCCTGCTTGGTCGCCAGAGCCTGTACCAAGCATATCTGGAACAGATATAGCTGCGCGTACAGATGCCTGATCGGGAAAGCCCAGCTTCAGGCTGCGTGGCTTTGCAAGCTCTTCTGTAAACGCCTTACGAGCATCTCCACGGTTTGGCGCAAATAAGTATTCTTTAATTCTTTCGATGTCAGATGCTTCTGTTGATTTTAAACCCGGCCAATCAGGATCCATTGTTTTCATGTTTTTATCAAACTCTTTAATGGACTTTTTGGTGATCTTCATGTTTGGCATCATGTTAAGAGTAGTATCTGCAACCATTGTCGAGAAGTTTACGTTCTCGCCAGCGCCGGGAAAGTATACGCCATAGACTGGTGCGCCTTCTTCGATAATCTCGCCTGTCTTGGGGTCACGTTTCTGACCAGAAATCTCTTCAGCCTTCCTACGTTGCTTGCTGAGAACGCTAGGATCGCTTGCCCACATGCGGTTATCTTGGACGTTTCCAAGCTCTGTAGCGTACTGATAGCCGCCCTCACGCTTTACTGGTTCAATAAGTGGGATTTCATTGACTGATACAATAGATCCAGTGCCGCTAGATCGATCACCTTTGATTGACATAAACTTTGCGCCTTCATCAATTGCTTTCTGGAAGTCAAATGGCAATGGCTGCGTTTGGTTGGTAGTTGTAATGTCGATCTCTGCGCCAATCTCTTCGAATGGTACGCTTCCAACTGGAACATTCAACTTTCCCAGTGGTGTTTGCTGGATTTGTTTTGCGCCTTTAGTTAAGGCGCTACCTCTATTAATATTTGATAAATATTGATTTATGATAGCATTAGTTGTTTGATCGTCCGAATAACGTAATCCTTGTTGAATTATGTTTGTATTATTTTGTTTAATGACATTTTCAACTGCTTCATAAGCACCTTCGCCAAGATCAATAACGCCCCGACCTATAGTAGAAAATAAATCTTTAAGTGGGTTTGCCATTACGCTTTGGCCTTTTTCTTTTTACCATATCCTGAAGCATAAGCAGCTCGCCCCTGACGCTCTGCCTCTGCCTTGGTTTTATATACCTTGCCTTTCTTGCCCCAGCGATAACCGCCTTTGACTTTCATAACAGGCATTAGTAACCACCAAGGATCTCATTCATCATTTCGTGAACGCTGCCACCATCACCAACGCGCATGACTTTTACCTTAATGCCATCGTCTGGCATCATCATTTCGTGGTGTCCACAGTCGCAATCTTCATCGCCGTGATCGCAATCACAATCTTCTTCGTATTCTTCGTCATGCATACCGTACTTTTCTTGGTAGCACAGCATTAGGAAGTTAACGAGCTGCTCATCAGTCATTTCAAGGCCATCTGCGTCATGCGGAAAGCCCATCTTTTCCATAAAAAGATCTGCGTTTTCTTCCATGTTTTCTACATTTACTTCAGCCATAATAGCCTCCTATCTCATTGGACGCGCCATTGGGCGCGGTGATGTCATGGGAGCAGCAGATCCAGCGTTAATATCATCCATCATACGCTGATCCATTGCGCGTTGCTGCATTTCATTTTGCTCCATAATCATTCTTTGAAATGCTTCTTCTTGCATGATGCGCTTTTGTGCGTCTGTCATGGCTCCCATAGGCGTAATCTCACCGCTGTCTCGCGCTGCTTGCATTTCTGATGGCGTCATGGCAACTGCCTGTCCATCAACAGTGTAGGACATGTCCATTTCGCCTTCCATTGGCATTGCGCCAACTACACTTCGAAACATTTCACGTTCTTTATCTGATAAAATACCACCATTTTGAATGCGCTGACCAATCATCATAAGCTGATTCGCCGAATCTTCATCCATGTCGCCCGGCTTGATGAGCTGCAAAAACTTCATTACCAACTGGTAATCTTGGTTTTGTTTCATATCTTCTGCCATTTTTAGGCTCCTTAAATGTTGTTTTGTTTTTTTATACTCAAGTTGTGATCAGATTTCCATCTTTATCATAATTAGTGACTTCGCCTGTGCGTAGGTTAGTGGTTGTGTAACCTGTTTGGTATCGCTCTTCTCCAATTTTCATGGTTGTAGGATCTCCCAAAACAGCAGTTCCTATAAACTCTTTTGGATCTAAATATCTGCCATCTGGGGTGACAAAAAACTCAGATCCATCAGCCAACACGACACGTCTTACAAGCTCATCTATAACCTCACCGCTCATATATCTACGCATATATTCTGGCAAACCATATCCCATGCCACTTTTTCTACGTCTGTTGAAGTCATCTACTAAATCTCTAACTGCAAATTGATTGTCTACGCGATAGCTATCAACTGGATCTACTATTGGTTCTTCTGGTTCTTCAGGTTCTTCAGGTTCTTCAGGCTCTTCATCGCCACCACCAACTTGGTCATCATCTCCACCGCCGCCGCTACCTACGCCGTCACCTTGGCCACTGCCTACTCCTTCCCCTTCACCGCTTCCTTCACCATCGCCAATGCCTGATCCAGATCCTTCTCCATCTCCAGTACCACCTGTTCCAGTTTCTGTGCCATTGATTGTTGCGTCGAGCGCTTCGTCGGCTGTGTCATATGTATCTCCGTCACCTGTTGATACGGTCCCATCTTCGTTGAAAATAAGATCGTTGGCAGGGTCATCAACTGCCCCTGTTCCCACGGTATCATAGCCGCCTATGACGCCAGTGCCATCTTCATTATCAGTTGTATCTACTGGCTCTGGTGGCTCTGAATTAAATACATCAATTGTAAATGGACCACCTTCATCAACCTGTGCAACATTAGTGTCTTCAATAACACCGCTACCAGTTGGGCCATCCCCCGAACCGGGCGGCACATCTTCAGCATCTGCATTGCCTGTCAGGTAGTCAATCGCGTCATCAATCGCAGTCTCGCCCTCGAAGACAATGCCTGTCCCTGTGGACCCCGGCCCCAAGATTTCGATGTTACCCTCTGGCGTAATGATTGCCATGCTTCCAGCATTCTCACCGCTGGTTGCAACACCAATTGTGTTGCCACCGTCACTAAGATCAAAAGCTTGGAAGTTTTCATCTGTGTAGTCAGTGTAGTCTTGGTTCAACAAGCCACCAAACGCGCTCATTCCTTCATTCACAGCGTCATCTATGCCGCCAGCCACACTACCGCCACTGGTATCTGCGTTTAAAGCGTTGTTTACAAGCTCATTTATCTCATCAATTGTTAAAGCCTCATTGCCTCCACCGCCGCCTCCGGGGATAGATAAATAGTTATCAACAAATTCATCGCCGTACATTTCGCGCAGTTGATCAGTAGTAAAAATTGAAGCTGTAAATGTAGTTTCTCCTGCTGGAGGCAAGAGATCTGCCAATTTATCAGACTCTACAATTTTATACTCAAAAGTATCACCTATACCTCTTACGCCAAGAACGCTTGCAACAGAATTTATAACCCTCAAATCAAAAGGCGCATCTTCACCACTATTAAGGCTCATTTCTTTTAGAATTTCTTGCTTTTCATCGCTAGGAAGCAATGCCAAATCTGCCTTTGCGGAATCAGAAAGTGCCATAAACTCACTTTCTGTCTTAGGCACTGAAACACCATGATTGGCTTGAAATGTAGATTCAAACGTATCTTGACCACCAGTGTATGTAGATGTTTCTTGGCTAACTGGCTGACCATTGATGTATGTAACGCCTTCGTATTGACCAGTAAACTTAACACCATTGCCAGTCATTAACGGCTCTTCTGGATCAGTTAAGTCAAAGTATACATCATCGCGGCTATCGCCTGATGTCAGTGAAAAGTCTGTATCGTCTTCTTGATTATAAAAATCACTAACAGCTTGATCCATCATAAATTCGTTAGAAGAATCAGTATCACTCTGTGCAACGGTTGTATAATCTTGACCACTTCCTGTGACGCTATAATCAACTTCAGATGGTATGCTTGTTAGATTTGTCTGTCCAGCCGCATCAAGAGATGCGTTTAGCTCATCGCTACTGGGCGTATAATCTTCTTCTTCTTGTAATGGCCCATCATTATAAATACCGCCATATGGATTTGTTAGGGTTCCATCGCCATTATCTGTCCAACCATAATCAGCGATCAGTATTTTTTCTACGTCAGTAAGAGTTGGAGCTGGTTCTAAAACAGTTGTTGTTATTTCAGGCTGAGAAATATTAGTGCTTGTGGCTTCTTCGCTGCCTATGCCACCTAACCCAACGCCATCAGCGTATGTATCGCTTCCAGATCCTGCGCCAGATAAGTCTAATTCTTGGCCAATTTGAATTTGGTCTGCATTTGTAATGTCTGGATTTGCTTCTATTATTTCAGCAACAGACATATTATTATCTTCTGCAATTTCAGAAAGAGTATCACCGCTACTTACAGTGTAGTTATTATCATTGTTATTATCACTAGGATTATAAGTATCTGTTACAGCCGTTCCACCGCTAACAACTTCTTTAACCGTGTCACTGATTGCGCTTCCTATGCCTGACAGCGCACCTCCTATGGCATCAAGGATTCCACCACCATCATCTTCTTTATCATCGTCATTATTTGAAGCTGCTGCACCGCCCCCACCGCCCCATGTGCTGGGATTAAACAAATTAAAAGCAAAAGCTGGTACACCGCCCGGTCCTGCCACTGGAGGCAATCCACCTCTCATCTTCTGCAACATCGCCTCTTCTTCAGGATTGATGTAAGACAGCATGTGAGGCTGACCCATGATCTCCGTCTGCCTTGGTATGTTGTCAAAAGCAGCCATTGGAACTTCTTTTGGCGTATCTTTAGATTTAAAATCCCAAGCAGCTAAAGACGCAGTGCCTTTTTGCTTTAATCTTCGTGCGTTTTGCTGATTCATGTAAATTCACTCGTAATTTCGCCATCAGGGGTGTAGTAAGTTACATTTCCAGCCGCATCTGTCTGGGTATAGCCTTGCAAATACTGCTCTTCTGGCCCTTCAACAGTCAATGCGCCTGCATACTGTGCTGTGTTTTCAAACTGTTCTGGGCTTAAAATACGGCCATCTGGTGTTCTATATGCAGTTGTGCCGTCTGCCAAAGTAATTGGCTCTGCCATTACGTCAAATTTTTCACCAGTCATAAACTGACGCATGTAAGCTGGCATAAACGCATAGCCACCGCCACCGCGAGTAAACCTATCGTAATCTGTTGATGTACCGCGAGTGCCATACATAGCTGTTCGTCGTGGGCCATCATCCGAATCCACAGCAGCCGTTGAAAGAACAACGTCATCTGCTGTCTGTGGCCCTGATGGATATGGAATACTGGTATCTGCAACAGCCATATTTACCGCTGCGTTGATCGCATCTTGCCCAGACAGCCCACCAACAACGCTATCCATATCGCTGTTAAGTGAGCTTTCTGGCCGACCACCGTAACCAAATTTATCAGTCGCATCTCTTACGCCTTCGTAAATCATTCCCGGTATTGTATAATTCGCAAGCGCCCCAGCTACTCCAGTTGGCTCTAGACCAGATCCTAATGGTGTTGCGCCTGAAGCATTTGAGATGTTCGAAACAAAATTGTTAGTAAGATTTCCGCTGGCTTCGGCTTCTGCTTTGGTAACATAGCCATCGCCATTTAAATCTGCGTTTATACCACCACCGATTGCAAAAACTTCACCGCCAAAGTTTTTACCACCACCGTCGATCATGTCTTGAGCAGCCGTAACTACTGTACCGTCAGCTCTGGTATATCCCCACTCATCATCCGTTTGAGTTTCGTTATACGAATCTTTGTTTGGGTTTTCGACCAAAGCAGGCAAACTGTTTGTAAAACTTTCTGGTATTTCATTGTCATCGTTTGACGTGTCGTTTGCCGCTCCTGAAATGACATTGCCAGAAAATGTTGTGCCGCCAGCTTCAATACGTTCACCTGTGCGATCATCGACCAAGACGCCATTTACATAAGACGCACCATCGTTGGGCGTAAAGATATTAGCCAGCGTTTCTGTAAAACTGTTGCCGCTGCTTCCGTTGTCGTTGTCGTTGCTGCTGTTATCGTTACTGCTACCGCCGCCGCCACCAAAACACATTATCTCATCCTCATCTGTTGTTGCTGTTGCTGTTGCTGGGGTTGTGGCTGCGCTCTTGCGTTCATTTGAGGCTGTGGCATTGCATCTGCAATGGCCGATAATGCGCCAACATCACCAGATCCCATTCGTTTTCGTATATCCATTACTTTATTGAGCAAATATTTATTCATGTCCATTGGTGGGCTACCCTGTGGCCCTCCAACTGTGGGAGGGGCAGGAGGAAGGCCACTTCTTGGACCCTGCGGCAATCCTCCGAAAGCCGCTGGGTTGATTGGAGGAAGTCTATACTGAGGGGGGTACATTCTTCATCGCCTCCATTTCTAGTTTTGCTGCATTCTTTTCTCTCTCAAGCTGCAACTCTGCTTCTAACTTGCGAATTTTGGCTTCCATATCTGCTTGCGCCTTGGCTCTTTCGATCTCCAGATCCTGTTGAGCTTCTGCTTGTTTGATCTGAATGCTTGACTGAGCCTTTGCCTGATCTGCTTGGATCTGCGCTTGCGTTCTTGCCTTCAAAGCCTCTGTCTCTAGCTGCGCCAACTGCTGTGCGTATTCCAGTGGGTTGCCCTGACCACCTTTTGCGCCCATGCCACGAATCGCTTCGATCTGTTTCATCTGAGGCGATGCTGCTACAACTTGCGCTGCACGTTGGCTGATCAAGCGATCTTGCTCTGGATCTACATCTTTGAACTTGATCTTCATCTCTTTGAAGTCTGGCAGTGGTGGCAATGGCATGTTGACGCTTGCCTCCATGCGCTGGCGATAAAGCAGTGCAATATGCTCTGCAATATGCGCGATTAAAATAGGCTGCATCTTTTTGGCACCGGGATTGCCAGCCAGAGATGGATCTTGCAGAAACTGCATGTGTACAGCGATATGCGCGTCATGGTCTTGCTCTGGAAAGGCGCGTATTGGCTTGCCATACATAACAGACATATTCTCGTCGATTGGATCCATCTGAACAGCCTCTTCGGGCTTCTTCAAGATTTCATCGATATTCGGAATGCGAATCGCCTCATACATGCGCTTGTAGGCTTCATAAAGATCGTGAAGCTGGGGCGCTGAACGTGCCATTTCCAAAACAGCTTGTGCCTGTGCAATGCGCTGGGCTGTCGAGAAAATGTTTGGATCGCTGACAGGAATGACATCAATGCGCTCATCAAAGTCAGATCGATAGATAACTTCTGCTGCTCCAGCACTTGCAAAGCTAAATTCATCTGGAAGGTTTTCTGCGTTCAGCTCTGCCAGAAGTTTGAACTCTTGACCTTGTGCATAATGCAGACGTTTGTGGATCGCGCTAAATGCTTTTGATCCCTGCTCAATCAAGGCAACTGTTGATCCAACTGGAGCGTTTGGATTAACGTCACCAACATTAAGATCAGCCGTACTTGCGAAACGCTGGCCTGCCTCAACGATATAACCCAATAAACTGAACAGGGAACTGCTTGGTTCTTTGAACGGCAATGGCATGATTGCCTTGTTCACGTCATCAACTGTGCTGTCTAAATCCACAAACTCGCCGGGATTGACCTGTATATCACCGCCATTAACACGACCACGCAGTTTAAAACCGCCTTGCATATTGGCGAATGCTGCGCTGTCGAGTAAGGCGCGAAGAGATCCTGTCGCTGCTTTACCCAGACCGCCGATCATGTGGTAAAGGCCAAAGCCATAAAAACCAAGACCGGGTAGGAACTTGTAGCTTACAAACCAGTCACGGCGCTTTTTCTCTTCATCGTCCTGATGCCAGTTGCGTCTGACACTGACAATGCGCTGGTTGTCGTAATCGATGGTAATGACATATGGAATGGCAACTGCGTTGTCATCTGGATCATCTTCGTCCATCTCTTTGCCATCGATGCCGTTGAACAAGTCATAGACGTGCATTTCGAGCAGCGTCATTACATTGTCTTGCGAATCATCACCGTATTCATCGACGCCTTCGATCTCTCCAATCACGTCATCGACTGGATCGCTGGTGTCGCCAGTGTAGGCAGTTGGTAAGTAATATCCGTTTTGAACGTACTTGTTGAAGTCGTTCTTTGGCATTCGAATAATGTGCGTGTAGCGTGGGCTGGTGTAAAGATCCTTGCTTTCTGGAGCGACCACAAAGTCTTCAGCCTTTACGAACTGGCTGCATTGCCGATCCATGTTGGCATCCCACCAGACTTTCTTGAACGTATGGCCGATCAAGGGGAGGTGGAACAGCATTTGATCCAAGTCTGGGAAATACTCAGGCATTTCTTGCGTGACTTGGTAGTTCATAAACTCGCGCACTCTACGCGCTTGCTCTTCCATTTGTTCGTCTGGATCACCGACGATTACGGTTTTGACTGGACCGCCTGATGGGTAAAGTTCCGCAATGGCGCGAGCGTTAAACTGGGTTGCGGCTTCTGCGATCATTGGATGCACGACCACAGACAGACCGCGAGTTGCGCGTTCATCTTCGCTTTCGTCCAGACCGCCATCTGGATCTAGTGTCTTCAAGCCTTGTTTATAGCGCTCTTCCCATTCGGATCTGGCTTCTCTGTCGTTTTCAAAAAATCCAACAAGCTCGCTGGCTTTGCGTAGCAGCTCGCGTTCATCAATAACTTCTGCAAGGTTTTGGTCGAACTCAGCGTCTTCGACTTCTTCCATCATGTCTAATTCTGGGTCACCAATAAGAACATTACCGTCTGCAAGCTCTTCAACAATAAGATCATCTGGAGGAGCGCCTTCGGCAAATGGAATGATGTTTTCTTCAGCCATATAACGTCATCCTTTTTGTCTCAATAAAATCGTCATCTTCTGGGTCTTCACTATGCCCAACAAACCATCCTTTACGGAGCCGTAACCATGCCTGTGTACAAGTGTCAACGATGTCATCGTTGGGGTGAGCAGGGAAGGCCGCGCATATATCAATTAAATCTTTAGCCCATTTTCGGCTGGAAGGGAAGAAAATCCTTCCATCTTCCAAAAGAGCGGAGCTGGCGTGGGCGCGAGCTTCTTTGTCACGATCTGGACTGTAAGCCAAAACTGGCACTCCAGCCATGCGTAAATCTTGCAGCAAAGACTGACCTGATGCTTTCTTTTCGATCAGCACTGCGTCAGGCTCCCATTCGTCGTATGCTTCTTGCGCCATGCGTCTTAGGTCAGGGTAGCTGACTTTATCGTACCATGCTTCGAGTACAATCGCGCAATCGTAGCCTTGATGCCTGAACACGCCCCAAGTTGTTCTTGCGCTGTAGCTGGAGCTTTCTTTGGATTCGAAAGCTGTGTCATAAGATTGCAACACATACTGTATTTCTGGCAGCTCTTCTTCTTCCCAAGGAACCCACCAGCTTGCTTTCAATATGCCGCCACCTTTTGGCGATGGGCGCTGCTGTAACTGTCCTGCTGCTGCGTAGCTACCAAGACTACGCTCCAGATTGCCCAGCGTTCTTTCGTCTATTCTGTTTGGCCATAGAAGATCGCCTTCGGCTGTGCGTGGATCTGTGAAGCCAAGAGAGGAGCGCGTAGGCGTTGGGTGGCCGATTTCGTATCTGGCTGGCAAGCACAGGTGATCCCATTCATCGCCCATTTCATTAGCCAGAATGTGGCCTGTCAAATCATTTTCGTGGACGCGCTGCATGATGATGACAAACGCGCCAGTTCGAGGATCGTTCAGTCGGGTTTGCATTGCCTGATCCCACCACTCCAGAACGCCTTCGCGCACTGTTGAGCTGTCCGTATCGACTACGTTGTGCGGATCATCGATGCATATGATGTCACCACCGTCACCAGTCAGAGCGCCCCCGACAGACGTGGCTATGCGATATCCTGTCTTATCGTTTTCGAATCTTTGCTTCTGGTTTTGATCGCCAGTGAGTTTGAATTTGTCTTCGAAGTGACGCTTGTACCACGGACTATCGATCAGGCGGCGACACTTTGTGCTATCTCTGATCGACAGGGAAGAGGCGTAAGAGGCGTACAAAAACTTCTTGTGCGGTTCGCGTGTCCAAGTCCACGCTGGCAGAGCAACGGCCACGCTGATTGATTTCATGTGACGTGGCGGCACGTTTATGATCAGGCGTTTGATGTCGCCTTCCACGACTGCTTGGAGATGATCCGATATTGCGTCAACGTGCCAGTTGTTCTGGAACTCGACACCCGGCTCAATCGTCGGCCACGCTGCTTTCGTAAACTCCCTC